CAGGCGATTACAGTCACGCGCCCCGTTCTTCAATTTGAAGAAATTCAATTAGATAGATACGTTTCCCGTGCATGGGTTGCTGGTAAATACACCTTTGAACCTATTACGCTTAGTTTTGAAGATGATGTAACTGGTTCCGCTTCACAGGTCATTCAAACGCAGTTACAGGCACAGCAGTTTTTGATTGGTGCTGAAGGCCAGTTCCTGGTTGCCGCTAGTGAAGGTGCCAATTACAAATTTATCACTTATCTTGATATGTTGGATGGTGGTGAACAGGTTATTGAACGCTGGACGATTGAAGGTTGCTGGATTCAGCAAGCTGATTATACTGACTTGGATTATTCATCTGGTGAAGTCGTAATGATAACGACCACCATTCGATATGATCACGCCCGCCAGAACATTGGTGGATATGATAATGGCGAAGGTATTGCGCTTGGTGGTGCTGGTGTTTCTAACTAATTTAGAAAACCGAAGCATAATGTAGTAAAACGAAAATGGGAGCCAAATGGCTTCCATTTTTAATATCCACGCCATATAAATATATCATATAAATGGAGTTTATTATGGCGCTTGACCCACGACGATTTACAATAGTTCCCTGCCCCGCAGGCCAAAACACATTGGTGGTAGAAGATCAACGGAAACGTGAATTCTTCGATGCGTTGGGTAAAGTTGGAAATATTGAAGTATTAAATCAAGTTGGCGCTGGTAATATATCATCCGGTCTGAGGACTCTCGCCCGAATATCTGATTCAGTTAGAACCGGTGATACTGATTCCGCAATAATTCCAAATTCCGCCGGGTATGTTTTTACTAATGTTGGAATAAACCAAAATGCCGCCACCCGCGCTGGTGAGTTTAATCCAGGTGTTCTTAACCGCGCAACCGCACAGGCGCAATCGATAGCACAACAAGTTAGACAAGGCACTTATAGTCTTGCTGATATCCCAACTACTTTCAGTGAGTTACAAAATCTTGACACACTTATTGGTGGGATATTCAATAGCGGTTCGGATCAAGGAAACACACGTATACTTGAATTATGCGACGCATCACCACACGCAATAGACCTTATTCAATATGCACCAAAGTTTAAATTTCTGTTTATCTTGCAAATAACACTATCCACCGCGTATCAGGGTGGTTTGGGCGACTCCGCGAATCGTTTAGCATTTGTTGTAAAACATAGCACCCGCCCAAATATAAATGTTGAACATGAGGATGTTAATTTATACAATTTTTGGACTAGGGTTCCTAAGCGCACAATATATGAACCAATAACAATGCGTTTTTATGATGATATTCAAGGCCAAGCGCATTTGTTTTACACCGCATATTTGGAAAGTTTAAGTCCAATTAGCAGGCGCGGAATTCGTGAAGCGATTAGATCAACCAGTGGTGTTGATTGGCTCCAAGCAAATAGCATGAATTTCAACAACATAGACACACTTGGTTCCGCGTCTATTAGTGCATTAGAAGGTGGCGCGACCTCAATTATATCAGAAATAAGATTGTTTCATATGTATGATTATGGAAAATTAATGAACGTGTATGAATTCCATAATCCCAAACTTCTTACCATGAATTTAGATGAATTGGACATGGCGGAATCAGGTGGTGGTAGTGAAATTGAACTTTCGTTTGGTTATGATGCAATGCATATTTCGCCAAGTGAACGTGTACAGGATAATATAGAACGTGTTACGAATATATCTGGTGGTAATGTTGGTGCATTGTATCCAATTGTTCCGAATTTTCAAGGCGCTGATCCAACATCAAGTTCTGAAGGTGTTGATATTGATGGTAATACACCACGTCCAGAAAGCACCAATATTATTAGTGATGTTTTCCCGAATTTATCCAACTTTACCGGCTCTATTTTTAATTAATATAGTGATGCAAAAGAATGTAAGGAAGGGTTTATATACCCCGAAAAACCCGGAAAAGTACGTAGGAAACGTGCATAAAATAACATTTCGTAGTTCATGGGAATTGACGTTTATGCAGTTCCTTGACCAAAACCCATCAATATTGCAATGGGGTTCGGAAATCATCGCTATTCCGTACATTAAGCCAACAACGGGCAGGAAACATAAGTATTATCCTGATTTTTGGGTAAAATACAAAAACAAAAAGGGTGAAATATTACAAGACCTTATTGAAGTAAAACCAGAAAAGCAAACAAAACAGCCGACTACGGTTGGGAAAAGCAAAAAAACACAAATATATGAAACATTAACATGGGCAGTAAATTGTGCAAAGTGGAGGGCGGCCAAAGATTTTTGCAATAAATATAATATGAAGTGGAAAATACTTACAGAAAGGCAGATTTTTAAATGAGCAAAACTAAATCAAAAGAAGTTGAAATTGTTATTAATCATCCATTAGAAGATGTGTTTGATATCGAGGAAGGGACTACGCTGGTTACCCGAACCGAACAAACAACCGAATTGGTTGTTGCTGATGAATATGATGGCAAAGATATTGAAATTGAAGATCAGCTTCAAGTAATCGTTGATTTAGCATTGGCATCATATGAAGATTTATCTGTCGAATTTGAAACAACGGAAGGAAAATACAAAGCACGAATTGGTGAAGTAGCAAACCAGACACTTACGACCGCGTTAAATGCCGTGAAAGAAAAAGCCAATATGAAGTTGCATAAGGACAAACTAGAAGTGTCAAAAGGGAAGAGTGGTGCAAAAACAATTAATAACAATTTAATAGTGGCAGACCGTAATGAGATACTTAAGCGCCTATTAGATAATGGCGATGAATCATAACCGGAGCGTGTTGATATTTCAATGATATATATTTTAATATAATAAGGAATTTCTTAAATGCCCCGCGCAAAGAATACAAATATAAAAAAAGCAAATCAAGAAGTAGAATTCACACATGAACAGGTTCAAGAATTAAAAAAATGTGCGTCTGATCCTGTATATTTCATACAAAATTATGTTAAAATTCAACATGCTACGCGCGGTTCTGTGCCTTTTGTTTTATATGATTATCAAAAAGAAATGATAATCAGCTACCATACGCATACTTATACGTGTGTATTATCATCACGCCAAAGCGGCAAAAGCATAACATCCGCTGCATATTTGCTATGGTATGCAATGTTCAATTTTGATAAAACGGTTCTAATTGCAGCCAACGTAAACAAAAATGCAATGGAAATGATTCTAAGAATCCGCTATGCTTATGAAAACTTACCAATGTGGATTAAGCCGGGCGTAAAGGATGATGGTTGGAATAAGCACGAAATTAGTTTTGATAACAATTCAAGGATAATATCCACTGCAACATCTGAAGATTCTGGTCGCGGAATGAGTATTTCCAAGTTATTTCTTGATGAATTTGCTTTTGTAAAACCCAGCATTCAAGAATCATTTTGGACATCAGTAAGCCCCACACTGGCCACTGGTGGTTCTTGTATTATGACAAGCACGCCTAATGGTGATATGAATATATATGCACAGATTTGGCGTGGCGCTAATTTAGGAACAAATGGATTTTCCCCCATTTATATACGATGGGACGATGTTCCTGGACGCGGTGCCAAGTTTAAAGAAGAAGAAATAGGTAAGATTGGTGAACGAAAATGGCAACAGGAATATGAATGTGCTTTTTTATCATCAGACGCTTTGCTGATTGATTCCTTGTATTTGACTAATATAAGTAAAGAAATAGAAGCGATCAAGCCAATATCAATAACAAATGATGTTAAGTTATTTTCGTCTATAAACCAAAATTTAACGTATATAGTTGGTGTTGATCCAGCAACAGGTAATGGCATGGATTATAGTGTTATTACGATTTTTGAATTTCCATCAATGACGCAGGTAGGTGAATATCGTTCTAACACAATGTCAACAACAGCACTGTACAGTGTGTTAAAAAACATATTAAAATATATTATATCGCGTAACTCGTCTGTATATTATTCAATAGAAAATAATGGGGTTGGTCAGGGTATACTTGCGTTGTATGAAGCTGATGAAACGGTTGTTGATGAAGCGGAATTTGTATCAGAAGATGGTAAAGAGAAACTAGGTTTTACAACAACAGCGCGTTCTAAAATGAAATCATGTGTGATATTAAAAGAATTACTTGAACGTGAAAAAATGCATATTAAGTCTAATGTATTATTATCAGAACTAAAATCATATGTGCGCAGCAAGGGTGCATACGCGGCTCAGGCTGGTGCAACGGATGACTGTATTGCGGCAACACTTATTGTAATTCGGATAATTGAAGAAATATCATCGTATGAGCAGGCAGCCTTTGATACCTTATATTCCGCTAAGATTGATGAATGGTCTAATGAAGAATGGGCGGAAGATGAAACAGACGATGATGAATATGATGAAAATGTACAAGGTGGTGATATAATAGTGTTTTAATGCGCGTGATTTTATATGTCATAAATAAGTTGACATGGTATATTAATTAGAATATTATGTTATTTCGTTGATGGGCAACGAATAAAAAATAACCCATTATAATAAGAAACGAAAATAATAATAAAAATCGGAGAGAAAATATTATGAGTTTTACAATAGAGCAGCTATCCGCTGCATTCAAAAAAAATGACACTGGTGAAGTACGGACCAGCAACTACTACCGCTTTTGGGACATGAAGGAAAACGAACATGCAGTAGTTCGCTTTTTAATTGATTCCGATCCTACCAATCCATTGGGTTTTATGGTTGAGAAATTACAACATGTTCTTGAAATCAATGGCGACAGAAAAGCAGTTCCATGTCTTAAAATGTACGATGAAGATTGCCCTATTTGTAAGGTTTCTTCGCAGTATTACAAAGAAGAAGGTAAGGATTCGGTAAATGGCAGAAAGTACTGGAGGAAAAAACAACATATTCTTCAGGCACTTATCATCAAAGACCCATTGCCCGCTGATTCTGAAACTGGCGAAACATCAGAAGGTAAAGTACGGTTCCTTAATCTTGGCTTCCAGCTTTATAGTGTGATCAAAGAAGCGTTTGATTCGGGTGACCTGGATGTGCCCCCGTTTTTCCATGAAGGTGGTTGTGATTTTATTATCAAAAAATCAACTACACCTGATGGTAGGGCGAAATATGATATCGGATCGAAATTTGCAAGAAAAGCAAGTGATTTGACACCTGATCAAATTGGTGTGGCTGATGAATTCAGTATTGAATTAAATACACTGATTCCTTCGCATCCTGGTATTGAAAAGGTAGAAGCAATGTTAGAAGCTTCATTGACTGGTGGTGAATATAATGCACCTTCCGGCGCTCCAACTGAAGGGGCAGAAAAGAAAGAACCCGCAGCAAGTACAAGTACACCGGTTGCTGTTGATTCAGGGTCCACAGAAGAGGTCGCCGAATTTGATGACGAATCTTCTGATATACTGGCAAAGTTACGTGCCCGTAAGTCGAAATCTGCTAATTAAGGGGGTGATAAATGGCAGATTTTCTTACAGGTCTAAACAAAAACCTTGAGAAAGCCGGATTTGCGGTGGGCGATGCTGCCCCACCGCAATGGTGGGTTTCCACAGGTAATTATGTTTTAAATAAAATAATATCGGGACACTTTGACCGTGGTATCCCACAGGGTAGATTAACAGCATTGACAGGACCGTCGCAATCTGGTAAAAGTTTTCTGTTATGTAACATCATGCGCGAAGCACAAAAGCAGAATTGTATGGTAGTTGCGCTCGATTCAGAAAATGCGCTGGATGATGATTTTGTAAGTGCTATTGGTGTTAATGTAGACGATGGCTACACACATGTTCATGTATCCACGATATCTGATGTCACAGCGATAACATCCTCTGTTATTACTGGATATAAGAAGGAATATGGAACATTAGCGGATGGTAAAACGGACGCGCCGAGGCTTCTTTTGGCTATCGATAGTTTAGATATGTTGATAACTGATACAGAATCAGATAATTATAACAAAAAAGGAATAATAAAGGGTGATCAGGGCCAAAAGAATAAGCAGCTTAAGGCAATGCTTAGAGAATTGGTACATGCGATCAAAAATACGAATATAACAATTGTTGTGAATGATCAGGTTTATAAAAACCAAGATTTACTTAATGGTGAGGGTGTATGGCTTATAAAAGATGCTGTTAAATTTTCACTTTCACAAATTGTGTTATTGACTAAATTAAAACTAAAAAACGATACAGCAAACCCAAGGGATGTCACTGGCATCAAAATGAAATGCGAATCGTATAAAAGTAGGTTTAGTCAACCAGCACAAAGCGTGACGATTGAAGTACCGTATTCTACCGGTATGGACCCATATAACGGCTTGTTGGCTGTTGCTAAGGGACTTGGTATTGTTGAACAAGGTGGTGCGTGGTATACTTTTAACGGCACTAAATTCCAGGCAAAAACGTTTGTTGCTGATCATGCTGAAGATGTACTTAAGGCATGTGAAGAATTATCAATCAACTTTATCGAAGCTGATTTAGGTGATGGTGAAGAAATTATTGAAAAGCAAGAAACACGGAAGGAAAAGATAAAAAATAAACTTGATTAATTAATAATAATCATACAGGATAAATCTGCGACTTGTGATATTTTTTTCATACCACACGTCGCGGAATTATAATATATACAATTATAACCAACTTATAGGAAATATAGATAGATATGGCTACGGTAAAACAGAAGCATCCCAATGAACATTTTGACGCATTACTACGACGCTTCAAGAAATTAGTTGATAGTGAAGATATTATTAAGGAATTTAGACGGCATGAGTTTTTTGAAAAACCATCTTTCCGTCGTAAAACCGCTCGTGCGGCAGCAGTAAAACGTGCCGAAAGAACGAATGTGGGTGATTTAACAAAAACAAAAAGACTATATTAATCGCTATTTGTCTACTTAGAAGACCAACATATTATCGGTTGGTCTTTCTTTAGTATATTTCTTCAGCACTTCTTTTAATTCCGCGACATACACCTTCTTTATTGAATCACTATTTGACAATAATTCATTATATGATGCCATCAATACATTTGCGGCCTTTAGTTTTTCTTGAACCTTTGTCTTTTCTTCGGAAGTAAAACGGTATATCGGTAAATCCGCAATATAATCGACGTATACTATTTCCAATGTCGTTAATAGTTCTTTCAATTCGCCCCGTGATTTTGTATTTTTGGCAACGGAACCTATGTTTTTATTAATTGCTACTAATATATCATTATATTTTTGAATATCCTTTTCCAAAAGCATTTTCAAACGGTCGTAGCGTTTAACGTACCATTCCAGCCGCCAGTTTGTAAATTCAACAATAATGTCATTATAATTAGCACCCCAAACCGATTCATGGTCAAAATTAATAACGTTCATGTTTTCGGAAATTGTATTATTTAATTTAAACATCGCCATGATTTCTTCGTGTGGTATAGCGTCAAGACATCCACGTTTAAATTTCACATCAATATTGACAACATCGGTTGAATTATCCTCATAATCAATAATTGACCCATTGTCGATTAGTTTTATTAAGTTATTGGTAAATTTATCATGTGTAATGCCATATGGTAATGTGGTTATGCACACGGTTGATGTGGTTTTTTTGACATACTTACCACAAAACAACCATTTATTATTTTCCAATGCGCCTATTGCTTCGCTATTAGTTGCTGCAAAATAAGGCATTGGTTCGCTTTTTAGTTTTGTATTTTTAGTTAAATGATGAATTTGGCTTGAAATTATGTCTTTTAATTTTCGTGAAAGAATAGAACAAGCAAATCCGACAGCAATGCCTTCCGTTGGATTTAATAAAACAATAGGGATTAATGGTAGAAAATGTTTCGGTTCTTCTAATGTACCATCATAATTTTCATGTAGTGGAATAATTTCAATATCCTTCAACACCACATCTTTGCAGAAATTAGATATTTTAACGCTTGTATATCTACTTGAACCGAACGCTGTTGGGTTTATCATGGTACCAAACGCACCAAAACCATCAAGTAATGTAATGTTATTAATATATGGCCCGGCCAGTGTATTGATCGTTGATTCGGGTGGTGCGTGTGGATGAATCGGGATAACGGCACCGGCCAATGTAGCACTTTTGTATTTTTTACCATCGCGTGCGGTCCATATAACGCGCCGTGCCCCTGCCTTTAGACCATCCGTAATTGTTGGCAATGCCCTTGATTGCAAAACATACATAGAATAGGTATGTCGTTGATTTAATATGTATTTTGATGATTGTTTTTTCATTTCTTTAACCATTCCTTTCTTGCATTTGCATCAGTACTGAATAACAATTTAAGTGAATCTTCCAGTGACCCATCATCTATTATTGGTATGAGATATTCATCACTTGATAAAATTTCAACAAAGTCTACTTTTTCCATTGAACCCAGCCCCTTAAGGTAGTTGATGGTGTAACCACTATATTTGTGTTTAACCGCTTCATACGACGCGGTGTCCACAAAATGCACACGTTTTTTACCCTTCACCGCGACTATATTGGGTGCTATAAGACGATATATAAATGGTTCTTTGTATGCTTCTGAAAATAATTCAGGCCAAAATTGATAAAATAAATTAACCAATAACGTGAATATATCCGCACCATCAACATCAGCGTCTGTTGCTATTATAACTTTTCCGTATTTTAAATCACTACGCATACATGGTTTTCCAGGAATTAACCCAATTGCCATTAGTAAATCGGTTACCTTACCCGCCTTTAATATCTGCGCGACTGACATCCCATATACGTTATTAATCTTCCCGGTAAGTGGGTAGATTGCTGTTTTTTGGGGGTCACGCACGTCTGTAATACTTGCAGCGGCGGACTTACCTTCTGTGATAAGCAATTGACAATTAAATCTATTTTTATCAGTAGCGTCCACTAAGCCTGCTATTTTCTTCCGTGAATGTTTTGATAGTTCTTTAATTGCCTGTTTGTTTGCGTTTGTATTATGTCTTGCTGCCGCACGTTGTATTACTTCTTCTAACCATTTTTTATTATTTCTAGTAAACTTTGCCCAAGATGCATCTAATAATTCATCCATATCCTTGCGCAAGCTTGGACCGGTCAATCTAGTTTTACTTTGCGAATCATATTCTGGGTTTTTTGTTTTAATTACACCAAATACCAACAAATTCTGTCTAACGTCATTTTTGGTAACATCACATTTGTGTTTCTTTGCTGCTGGTTTTAACTGTGATAATGATTTATTGAAAAATGCATTAAGGAACTGTGTGTTACATATTCCACCATCAAACAAAAAACTTGAATTAACGTAAGTAAATATACGTTCATCTATTCCCTGATGTGCATCAAAGATAACAAAAAACGTGATATTGTTGTTTTCGAATTTAAAATAATCCTTTGATATTTCAGATATCAAACTTTCCAGCCCATTTTTATAGATGAACCGTTCTTTATTATATATTACTTCAGTCCCGGGGTTGGTAAACGCGACTTCCATTGCCCGACTTTTCATCAGTATGTTTGGTAATGATATATTTTTAAAAACGTCATCATCTAATGTAAACGAAACTTGCGTCCCTGTTTTTGACTTTTTGCACTTTGTGATTATGGGCTTGGATGTTTTTTCGGTAGTAAATCTCTGTGTATATTTCTTCGCATCCCTATGGATTTCTATAGAAAATTCTTTGCTGCATACTTTGGTTAAACTAACACCCATGCCATTTTGACCAATAACGCCAATTTCCCTATCGTCTGAAAAGTTTCTTCCTGAACGTAAGGAACCAAAGACAACTTCCGGTGTGGGTTTTCCAGATTCATGTTTACCTATTGGTACGCCACGCCCAACATCAGTAATTGTGTATTTGCCATTATTAGCATCCGCTTCAATTATTATGGTTGGTTTTTTTGGTTTATGTTGTGAATATTCATCCACTATATTATCTATTACTTCATTTACACATTTGTACGTTGCAGGCCCAAAAGTCTGCGGCAAAACGTCTAATTTCCCATCATTGAATATGGGAAGATAATATGTAGCTGGGTTATTACTACCAAGATATATGGAAACACGCTTTCTGACATGTTCCACATCGGTAAGAACCTCAATATCGCTTTCAGAATATTTCTGTTTTTTAGTCATAGTTTTTTTATAATTCCATTAATTATCCAATATATCATATGATTATGTGCCACGCAACGATTGTGAACCATTAACTAAAATGAAACAAAGCTTGACAAATAGTAATAGATTGGTGATACTACCACATATGGCATAACAACGCCACATATTACATGCCAACAAATGCAATTTAGTTAAAGAAATGACGTTGATTTTTTACGAAAATTGATAAATAATTGATAGAATATTAAATTAGGTTTTTATTTCCATGAGGATATGAAGATGAAAAAATATGGCATAATATTTAATTCCGGTAATAATTGTGGTATTTGGATTGGTGTATATGAAAACGATACAATTAGTAAGTTTTCACGGGATGACACCTTGATTGATTATTCCACATTACCCGATACTACATTTCAATTAGTAATGATAGATGACATTACAGCAACCATACAAAATATTTGTGTATTTAGTATTGACAAACCACCAACATTCCTTGATAATGAAGTATTAGAACAGCCTGTGGTAACAGTATTGGAAAACACGCAATTTCCCAGCCACCGTTCTGATAATATGTTCAGGGGTTTTCTATCAAAATCAGTTAGTTAACCGACTATATAAATAAATACTATAACCATATAAGGAACTTCATTATGTCTAATGATGATATTGTTGACGGTACGTTTGAAGAAATTACAGAAGACGCAGAAATTAACGAACAAGACCTTATTGTTGAAAATCCACCATATCAGCCTACAAAGGATGAGGCGCTGGCCGCTTTAAATAAAGCCATTAAAAATGGTGATATTCATTCTAGTTTAGCGGCCAGATTGCGTAGTCAAATGGGTATTTTTAAAAGTTCATTTACGAAAAAACAAATAGATGACAAGAAACGTAAAGTGTTGCGTAAGAAACAAAAAGCTGCGCGTAAAAAGCAAAGAAAATGAATAAAAAATATATTGGGAGAACGATATGCTGAAGTTTTATTATTTTATGGTTGGTTTTAAAAGCCGTCGTAATTATTGGAGTTGTAGTGCATTTGCAACATGGTGCAATAAAACCTTTGGAACGCGTGATAAACCAAAGGCGGGAACACTGAAAGAATTTTATGATTATAAAACATCAGCTAAAACAGTATCGCCAATATTATATTGGTTTGTTGAAACGTTTCTGGATACAATACAAGATATTATCTATTTTCCAAAGGATGTTCTTTATCATATCAAATACAAGTTCGCCAATAGGTTCATATCAAAAACACATGTAATATCAACCACTTTGCCTGTTGGTGATTGGCATGATTGTGACTCGCGAATATCATCGGGGTTGTTTTTATTGATTGTTAACTTTGTAGAAAAAGAAAAAGCGCATATGCATCGAATTTCGATGGGTGGCCCAAAAAAGACAAACCGTGAAGATGGTATTGCATATCTTGATTGGGAAATCGGCCTGGGTGATGATGGTGGTACTGATCAAGTAGCCTCCGCAATTGAAATAAAAGAAATCTATAGTTGGATAAAAGATGTTTACCCCAATCGCTTTACCCCAATCGCACCGACCCATATGATGCATCTGGTTGGACTGAATATACGGATAGTAGGAGTGATGAAGAAGAACGCGACCCACATTATTTGCTTAAGCCGAAAACCCATGAAGAACAAGAAATAATTTCCGGTTTTATGAAAAAAGTTAACAAAATGACAACACAGCATGACGATGAAGAGACTGATATTTTAATTCGTATTATTAAACTCAGAAAGAATTTATGGACTTAGATACCCGTTATTCTTTTATGTTGAC